CTGGGTAGTAGTTACTGATGGTACTGCTTTCTCAGCTTCGACAGGCTGTTCGTCTGCCTGTAAGACAGGAGAATTCCACTCCATTCTGGTGATATTTGGCATATCACACGCCTTCGTAGATGTACTTTCTCTACATAACATGTTTTCGTTAAGACTCGGGACCAATACGTAGTGCTGGTCTTTTCACACTACTGGTTTTGGGTGATGTTATGCTAGGAGACAGCTCTACTGGTTCGTCACTCTCAAACTCAGCAAGATCACGTCTTCTAGGAGAATTGCTTCGATTTCTCTGGATTTTCTCATACCTCAATTCACCAGGAGAAAAATGTACAACAAATCTACTCGCCTCAGGCCATCTCTGCTGTTCTGCATGAAGCATATCAACAAACACAGGTTCATGCAAGCTCTCTATCAACATATCTCTCATTGGTTGCGTATCAACAATATCAGAACACAAAAGTCCTAATATGGGATACTGTTGGAACTCTCGATAACAGCCGTAACAATAGTGTATCTTAAAATGAGCATGAATCCTCACGGAAATAATCTTGGATACACTTTTATCACACACATCACATACACACAAGTTCCTCAATGTGCAATGCTTACAATCTAGTGATATTGAATCACCAGTCCACAAGTATCGACAATACCCACATCGTGGACAAACTGCAGTCAAACAAGCAGTTGGTTCAATAAAACAATCTTCCATATGACAAACGCCACATTTGACGGGCTCCGCTTTCTGTGGAATACAGAAAGTTTGCCCCTGGGCTGTGAACTCTATCAGTTCGCCCGGGTCAGGTTCCTCCTCAATCTTGCCTGCCAAGATATCATAGTCCTTAAACATATAAGTAGCAACACAATCTTGTAATTCTAATGAATTTATGACTGAATTGCACCATTTCTGTTCTCGGTCCCATGCCTCTCTACCATACCAATAGCGCTCACGCATATACGTATCTAGATTAATAACAGCACTGTGTCTTCGATCCACTTCTTTCGATGGTATTTCATACATTAACATCTTTTTAAAAGACATCTCACTCAGCGGACAACCATAACGGTTTTCCATCTCATGCCATATAAAACGACGTTGCAAAAAAGTAACATCTCGCAAATGGATAAAAGGAACAGAAGCTGCATTTTTATCAGCCATAGTATATGTAACTCCCTGAGTAGACAGGAAGCTCGCCAACACCGTGTGATCAAAATAATCACACTCCTCGGAGACACAACCAATATTGTCATCTCCATACGTCATCAGTCTAACACAACTTTTAAAATATATATTTGGAGGGGATGCAGATATAAAACACATACGCATATATAAACAATTCGATATACAATTTATTAATGTAGTAAGGGGATGTCCAGAAGGATTCATTCCATAAACCATTACAATATCTCCGTTCAAATTAACATTAGGATAAATCATTTCCCATTTCAAGCAGTGCATCTTAGTGATATCATCTTCAGAGTAATCACATCTCCGAGCTAAATCAATTAATAAAGTCCATGCTTGTTCCAATATCTCAACCGACATAGTCTTATCAAACTCCTTAAAATCACCTGCAAAGAATCTCTCCTCACCAAATTCTTTCAAGTACATGATAAGATCATGCCAACTGCTACTAAAACAATTAATACCAACAGCAGACTCAGTCAAAATGTAATTCTTTGTGAATAACGGAATAAGAGGCAAAAAATACTTCCTTACTGCTAGTGACAATGCAAATGGACTAGCTGTAAAACACCGCGTATTATTAGCTTTAATCTTACTCAATTTTCTAACTTCATCTTTATGAGTTGCATTAAAAACACACATTGGTCGTTTATTATTCGATATACACTCTTCAATATAGTTATATTCTTGCTTAATTTCATCACTTATAACAACATTAGTAATATCACTCGTATCTAAGTAATATCTCTTGCTCCGAAAATGCGGAAATCCTGCTGAAGTGCTATAGGGGATCTTATTAATAAAATCATTACCTATAATACCTTGCAGAGCTTCCTTATCAGTCAATTTACGAACTTCAGTAGTATCAGGTATTTTATGAATAATTTCCTTGCTATACATTTCAGAAGCTTTAAGCAATAATTCGACATCAATAGCTAAATTCTGCGATACAATAGTAGTTATAGAATTAGCCCATACGCGTTTACTTTTAAGGTCAGGAGCACCAAACTCATCACTCCATCCCCTATCAACACAGGGACTAAATAATAAAGACTTTTGTACCTTAGAATTTGAAGGTGCACGATAAGCAATTGATCCATACATATGACACCTAATGTCTCTCATCCAACGCAAATTTGAATTGGGATGTAGTGTTTGAATACTGAACTTATGGTCTTTCGCAACATTCATTAACTCATTACCTTGAACTTCAT